ATGAAAACCCTATTACAACAGATGGACTACAAGAAAATACGGAAGTCATGGTTATTTTAGAATTACAAGGTGTAAAATGCTCTGCGCGCAATTTTCAGATCGAGATTGATATGAAACAGATAATGGTATTTAAACCCAAAAATCTATTCGAAAAATGCATTTTAAATCCACGAAGAGAATCCGCATCCCAAAAGGATGTTGAATCTACATCTGTATCTGGTAACTTGGTTGAAGATTCGACCAAGAAGTCCATTGAATTATTCAATGGCGTAAATCCAAATCATTTAGGAAATTCCGTTCCACCTCGTCCTATAGAAAATGTACCACCGGTTCGACAGGTTCCGATCAAACTGTCCTTAACAGATGAAGTCGTTATACCAAAAGAAGAAGAAAAGAAAGATTCCGCCGATTTATGCGAAGTGGATTTTAATTTAGAAGAAATCCCTCAAGAATCCGTTCGAATAAAACAGAGGAGCGACGTATATTACGAAATGTATAGAGAAGCCCGGAAAAAGGCAAAGATCGCGAGAGATTTAGCACTTTCTGCATATTTAGAGGCAAAACATATTAAAAATACATATCTATTGGACGACTTGAATGACAGTGATAGTGATTTTGAAGAAGAAGAAGAAGAAGAGGACGACGACGGCGATGGGGAAGTCAATGAAGAAAAAGGGGGAGAAAAATAAAGTGAATGTTTGGATCCTATATCCACACGTCTTATAAAACATCATCTTTATAAAATAATTTTATCAACCGTTTATATAAACGATGTTTAAAGATATATCTAGTGGATTCTCCAAGTTTTTTACAAATCAAAAGGTGATTATTTTAGTAGTATTCATTGTTTTAGCATGGGGGCTTTCTTCTTATTCCGGAGAGAAGATAGGTGTCATTGACCGTTTTGATAATGGTGTTCCAGTAGGAGCCGTTGAAGGATACGTTCCTCCTGCAATGGCAAATGCGCCATCAAGTCAACCATCCATGAAACCAAATCCATCTGCCACAAATGCTCAATCTCCAACCCAACCATCCGCTGGACAATATTCGCTACATTCGACCACCAATCCATCTGATCTATTACCCAGTGATCAGAATAGCCAATGGACAAACTTGAATCCATCTGCTGGAAATGGCCCCGTAATGCCCGATCTTTTACAAGCGGGGTACCACATCGGATTGGATACTATAGGACAAACTCTACGTAACCCCAATTACCAACTCCGCAGTGATCCTATTATCCCCAAGTCCGATATCGGGCCATGGAACCAGAGCACCATCGAACCAGATCTAGGTCGTATCCCATTGGAAGTCGGGGCCAAATAAGTAAAGTAAAGTCTACAGTTCGTACCTTATCCGTCGTACCTTATCCCACCCAATTTTGTAATATAGAATTCTATATTATAAAATGAATGAGTCCCTATTACAAACATCTATATTGTTTGCACTTTTTTATACGGCGATTCTGGTCCATTATTGGAATCCGCAATATACACATCTATATATTGCAACGCTAATCGGATTCGCGACATCCATATGTAATCATGGAGATTTGATACCTTGTGCCTGTCCTATAGATAGATTCTATATGACTATACTCGCGATTATCTACCTCTATACATTCTTCACGTCCTATATTGACAAATGTATAAAAGCGTCGATAATCATATCCGTACTCAATATGGGATTACTCTATATATACAGTAAAGTTACAAACCAAACCGAAGTCCATCGATTATTACATTTATACGCATTTTTATTCGTCTCTATCATTGCTATAATTCTTTATCGGGAGTAATATATGGAATCATTTACATTTCCCAATGGATTCCGAGTCATATATGAACCCCCGAAAAATACATTGCCCATTTCGTGTGTATATGGATTCGTGGATTTAGGATCAATATATGAAATGGATGGTGTCCGTGGATCGAGCCATTTTATCGAACACATGTGTTTCAAAGGAACGCGTAAAATACCCAATTCGAGACAACTCGCGATGAAATTCGACGAAGTGGGGGCCTATTTCAATGCATTTACTGAAAAGCAATATACATGTTATACCGTAAAATGTCAGGACGATTTCGTGAATCACTGTATACATATTCTATCGGACATGATGACAAATTCCACGTTTAAAAAATCCGAATACGAAAAAGAGAAAAAAGTCGTGATTGAAGAAATGATAAAGTCGAATGATAATCCGGAAGAAGTCATTAATGATATTTCCGATAAAATGGTGTTTGCAGGAACTTCGTATGAGGATCCTATAGATACACTTGAATATCATCGGAATAATGCACTTCCATATGATACTGTTATGGAAATGTATCGGGGATTCTATCGCCCCTCCAGATTCGTAATGAGTATTGTATCGCACATTCCCTTTACGAAAATAAAGGATTGTATCCGCGACTCATTCTTTATGCATGTTCCCCCATGTAGTACTGTATATGACCCTTCTAGATTTTTCGTAAAGAATATACTGAATCCACAATCTGCGATCCAATACCGTATCGAGAAAAAAAAAGGGGTTCATGCAACTTATTTGCGCATCACTTTTCGCACATGTAACCATTCTTCCCCGGATCGTCATATATTAGCACTCTTGGCAAGTCTGGTCGGTGGTCCGACAAGCAGTCGAATGTTTTCTATATTACGTGGTGAGAATGGACTTACTTATACATCGTCGTGTCTATATAATAATTATGAAGGATGTGGTGAATTCGGATTCTACACAATGGCGAATTCGGATAAAATGATTAAAAATGGATCGAAATCGGGGGTATTGCCTCTTATCATGAAACTGATTCACGATCTCAATGTCAATGGCGTGACCGACGATGAAATCCATCATACAAAGGGATATTTACGCGGAATGCTAACCATGAATCTCGAAGATGCAAGTGTCCAATGTAGATATAATGGAGATCATATGATTGTACATCGAAAAGAACCGATTCTATATGATCAACAATATGAAAAACTGTATTCGCGAATCACGAAATCGGAAATACATCGCGTGATTCGACAATATTTCATACCGAAAAATATGAGCATTGTATTATTAGGCGAAAATGTACCATCTTTAGAAAAAGTGAAAAAAGTAGTCGAATAAAGAGAGATGAATATTTCTACAAACAGTTCTTTCTCTGCGTATTGTATTAATGAACAAATTAGATATCTTGGGATATACCATTATCGCAGGATTGCTTATTGTTTGTATATACATCTATTTGGATTCGAGAGATGAATTCGAACTAAAGTGCATTATTTCCTCGAAAGATGGAAATAAATACTGTGTACGCGAACGCAAAGAGATTCAAAAAGCGGCAAATTTATTAGCGACGATCACAGAGAAATGCAAAGAATTGGTCAAATATGTCGGCAAAAAATACCCCGATCAAGACAATGTCAAGAGACTAGTCGCGGGATACAATCCAAAAGCGATCGAAGAAACCCTCCCCACGAGTGCATATACGGCATATTCGGAAAACAAGGGCGAAAAACTCGCATTCTGTTTAAATGTAAAAAAAGCCGATAATGATCACCTTATCGACGAAAATACGCTCTTGTTTGTCGCCATCCACGAGATGAGTCATATAGCGACCAAATCGATCGGACATAAGAACGAATTTTGGGATAATTTCAAATTTTTATTGGAAAATGCGAAAGAAGCCGGAATCCATGATCCCCAAGATTATAAAGAGAAACCGCAGGAATATTGCGGAATGACAATCAAAGACAATCCATATTATGATGCATGAGAACCCGATCGAACCCGAACCCGAACCCGAACCCGAACCCTGTAGGAGTCATATAGATATTATATCTATATGACCTATGTGATGCCATTTATCAACGATTCCATTGTATCATACCAATTGCTAGTGACTTCTTCGTATACACTTATATGTTTCTGCCTCTCGATTTCGTAACTGATAATTGCATTTGCCTCCGCAATATGATCCCTTTGCAATTGTATAAACGTGTCCGTATTTGCAGTCTTTGAAGATGTTGTAATATAAGGACTATTTCTTTCTGTAATATTCGTCCCATATTTCGAATAGGCGAGTATCACATTTTTAGATTTGATGCGATTTATTAGAATGGCATGTTCCCTTGAGATTTCGTAAACGTGTTTCGAGTGTGACATTATATGTGATATGATTGATATGATTGATTGCAAGATGATATATAGCATTTCAATTTTGCGGATTTATTCCAGTGAAGATTTCAATCGAATGGCGCGTATATTGTCGTATGCCATATTCCCTATCTGTAGGGATTTGTAATGTACATATTCACAGATAGAATACCGTCTATCTCTATTTTCCACTTCTTCTATATATCCATTCACGAAATATCCCTGACCTGATAATATAAGAGACATGCAGTAATCGACCTCCCGATATTTGAACGTTAGTTGTTTTACTGTATAGGATTCACTCTGATAAATCACATAGAATGCATCTCCCGAAACCACATTTTCTGGTAGTAATGAATTTTTCAGGCTAACAAATATCGGAAACGGTTCTTTGTCGAATGATAATACGATCCAATGTTTCTTTGATGTGTCCTCCATTGTAATATCCTATAGAAGTATTTCTATATGATTTCATCGTGGATAGAACACATCATTCACATATCGGATTACAAGATGCGATGACAAATAATGTATTTAGTTGATTGAGTGATCCACATAAGTGAAAAAATGCATGGTAATATACCCAACGATCTTGATTCTTGGTCCATGCATTATTTGACATATAGTAACATGCCATCATTAGAAACGTCAATGGAAACGAGGCAATTATTCCAGGTTGAGAAATGGATCGAGCACAGTATATGCCAGTCATTGTATAGAATACAAATAGGGTTCTCGATACGATTCGATCGAGTTTCAATCTCCAATTATTTCGTGGATTTATCCAATACAATATCGAAACACCGCCTGCCATCATAGAAAAAGCACCATTTACATATAATTGGATTGCGATTCCATATATACCCGGAACGAAAAAGAGGAACGAAGTGGATGATAGAAAAATGGATTCTCGTATTGTACATTCGCGTGATTTTTTGACACCATGTATAATTACTACATTGGGATGATAACCGGATATTGGTACGACCCATCTAATATCATTCTCTATTGGATCGTCCCGCATATTATCGTGATCTATAGGTAATGTTTCTATATGATTTATACTGGCGAAGAATAGAGACCAAATACGTATTCTATATGATTTAATCGCGTAATAAATATGCAGTTGGGATTGGTACAGACGAGGATAAAACGGGAACTTGTGTAAATCCGCGTTGGGCAAGTAACATACATGTATTCCGATATACATTCAAAATGGAAATGTTATGCCGGCTTTTTCGCAAACAGGTAATGAAACAGTTTGTGAATGCGCCTTCCGTTTCCGCATTCCATGCATCATATACATCTGCAGATGTCTGTGTGTCTTTACATGCACTGATTGAAACGATATTTGGATTATTCACGACCAAGTTATTATTATGAATACGTGTAAATGTGTCGGGAGTTTGATATTGAATACTATATTCCAGATCGGAAATGGTTCCTGAATGACACGAATCGAAGATGATATACATGGGACATTTTACATTCTTGATAATGGCGAAAATATCTTCCTTCATAATGAAACCTTTTGCCATACAATCGAGAGGTACAATACAATCGTCCAACACCGATGAAGAACCGATCTTTTGTGTGACCTGAGTCCCATGACCGCTATAATGTATCCATATTTCACTATAGGACCCAGATTTCGCGATAATGGTAGTAAGTTCGGCAATAATATTCGCACGGGTCGGTAAAGCGGTTTTTATATCATCACGCAAACATGTAATATTCACCGGAGCATAATTATACGCATCAATCAACATGTTTTGTACATTGACAATATCATGAATGCATCCTTGTAATGACATATTCGGAACAGACGTGTAATTACATCCGATGAGTAATGCATGTTTTTCCGGTTTATTCATTCCTATAGGATAATCCGGAATAAAAACGCATACAAAAATAATGATATAAATTATACAATATGGCGGAAAAGGTAATTTTATTGGATCTAGAAGGAAATCCAATACGTATTATTCATTTTATGCACATGAACGAAAACGCGGATGAATCCAACAATGCAAAGTATCCTGATATGGAACATGTATATAGCGAGCAATGGATTCATATAGACGATTCTATCTCGACCATCAAAAAAAAGATCATTCAGGAATTGTCCAATGTATCCTATGATGAAGTCTACCTCTTTGGATATATAGAAAAGGTAATTCATCTCGATCAAATATTCGATTCAATAGCAGATGAATCGAGAATGATCTCTTCTTCTAAATTTAGTCAATTGATTATTCACTTAAATATCGATACTGAGGTGTTGCAACGAATTCCGCAAAAGACGGAATATACCTACGACGATCTTTTATTGGTCGAATTGCATTTAAAGTCACATAGTATTGCTATACCCATCGGAAAACAATTCGCACAGCGGGATGATGTCATGTTTTCTGTGAATCCATTCGATATCATTCCCCGTTCGGAATATCTATCAATGGAATCAAACCCCCTCATTTCGTTTGAAAATCAAGTTCTACTAAATGCGAGTTCTTCCGGCGATCGCACTCTCTACATATGTTTAGCAGAAGACGTATTCGCCTTTTTCGAGAAGACGAATATTGCATCCAATACATCGGCGTATTATTTTCCCCTCCTTTTCAAACAGAACATAATCGACCTACAGACCCTTCAAATGAAGAAACAAGACCTATTGAAAAAGACGAAAAAAGTCATTACCAAAGAATTCAATCGCCAATGTAATGTGGTATCCACCCTCTATGATCTCTATAAGACAAATCGCATCGATATCGCCGACAAGGTAATATACGAAAATATAGGGATTGAATCCTTTACGATTATAATGCATCCTTCCGTCCAACAGACACTTCCATTAGAATCCATCTTCAAAAACGTGCATGCTACAATAAAGACCCCTTTCATCAAATATAACCCGGGTCCCCGACGTGAAAACATATACCGATTTTATTCCGAACAAATCACGCGGACGGGAGTCAAGATTCCCTTTTTAGGGAAAAATACCATCATCCATCTTTATAAACAAATCGGCAAAAACAAGGAGATTTCGTTTTATTTGCCGATATCCAACGTTTCAGGAGAAAGGGTCGAATTATACATGAACTTGATGAGTAATGGGAATATACAAATATATGGCGCATTCGAAAAAGGTATATCGATCGAATCCCTTGAACAACTTATTATCGATCATATAAATCCAACAATTCAACATGTAAATGACTTTTTATTCCAAAGTGGATTCGAGATTTCCCCTTTTCAAAGATTAAAACACGAATGTGTGGAAGTGGTTCATGTAAAGTATATTGGCGTTATACCCATCGAGAAAGGTATCCATTTCGCGGATTGGTGGGGCTGTTTATCGACACTATATGACAATCCGGAGGATACGACCGATCTTGAAAAAGGGATCCATTTGCGTTATAAACGCGTAGAGAATTATCAAGAGATGGAAGAAGAATCCACCGTAATAGCGGAACTATTTAAACAATCGACACGCGAACGGGATATATTGGATACGCTAGTTGCGAATTATCGCATTTCCGAAGAAGAGGCCATTCTAAAGATCGCCCAATTCTTTGACAAATTTACGCGAATACAAGGAAAGTATGTGAATCGCAATGTAGATGTGGTGGAAAATCCGGGATTCCCCGTAGAAATGCGCATCAATTCATTCGAAAGCAAACTCTACATTTCCATCGACCGGATTATTTCGATGGAATATATTCATACACTCCGCATATACATGGATATATTTATCTATATGACACAATTCGCGAAAAAATCATTAAAGAAACTCTGCGAGAAACCCGCCATTAAATTGACGGATCATATAGAAAATGTCGTTATCGTCGAACCGACCAAGACCCGGGTCCAACCTATCCAATTCAAATTCCAAAGGGAAAAATCGGAAGAATATGTGGAAGAAAAGGAATTCGTATTCGACCGCGATGAAGACGAACAAGAAGATGAAGAGGGGAGTCCTATACAAGGTATTCTATTTGACCGCGATGAAGACGAACAGGGGAGTCCTATAGAAAGTACAGGTCCAGCGTCCTTAGACTCGGACACGGATGCGGGTCCCGTCATGATGTTTGATCGCGATGAAGACGAAGGGTCACAATCCGATGATTCTTCTATAGGACAAGAGACATCGAAATCCACCCCCACCCCTTCGGGGGGCGGAGAGGACGGATCCGAAGTCATCGTAGAAGACGAGGCCAATATTTCCGAATACGAACTTGATCAATATAAGAAGAAGATTGACGACATGCCATTAACGGAACATAACAACAACCTTTTCCTCAATCGTCTCAAGAAACGCGAACCCACTCTTTTCCTTGAAAAGACGGAAGGCAATTTCGACCGATATTCCAGATTATGTCTATCGAATTATAATCGCCAACCCATCATTCTCACCGATCAAGAGAAAAAGCGGATTGACCGCGAACATCCTGGATCCTATAAACATTCTATTTCCTATGGGACAGATCCCACGAAAAAATTCCACTACATTTGTCCGAGGTATTGGTGTCTTTTAACCCAGACGAGTTTAACGGAAGAAGAAGTCCAGGCGAGTATTAAAGCCGAAGAACAGAATCCGGGATCTAGCAAATGCGGAAAAATTATCTCCAAGAATTCAAAGAAAATCCCGAAAGGGCATTACATATACGAATTCGACCATCCCAAACAACATAGGGATAATAAAACGGGGGAATATATCGAAAATACGCCCGGATTTTTAGACGGGGATGCACACCCCGCAGGATTCTGTCTCCCCTGTTGTTTCAAAAAACCATGGGAATCAAAATCGCAGAAAACACGACGCAAACAGTGTTCGCAACAAGACCCCAGCAGTATAACTGAAACGAACCAAATACCCCCTCCACCGAAATTACAACGTGAATATTCCTATAGGACATCACACTATATCGTCGGAATTGATAAAATGGTGGTCCCACAATCGAGATGGGGATTTCTCCCCTTTTCCGCACAATATTTTCTACAATCGAATAATGCGACTAGTGTAACTGCGAATAATACCGCCATTATTCGAGCGGATGCATTTCCCCTATTACGATTCGGGGTAGAACAGAACCCGCGTAAATCCTTCGTCGGATGTATCGCGGATGCGTATGCGACACAACATAAATTAATACAGATTCCGTCGATTGTAGAAATGTGCCAGATCTTGGCGGATAGTATTTCGATCGATCAATATATCCGATTACATAATGGTTCTATCGTATCCATGTTTCGATCCACTGAAAATGCGGACCACGACAATTACGAGAAATATAGGGATACGTCCCACTTTGTAAGAGATATCGTTACGTCCGAATCTTTCACACAATCCAAAGAAGAATTTCTCATTTATACGGTGGCATCTTTCGAACACTTTCAATCTTTTTTGACGAATCCAGAGTCATCGATTAATCATACGATTCTATGGGATATCCTCACGACCCCCAACCCCAAATTGTTTCCTATAGGACTCAATCTCGCGATTATGGAAATCGTCGATGCAGATAATACGGACAATATCCAACTCTTGTGTCCATCCATTTCCTATTCTTCGGCATTTTATGATGAGAAAAAACCGACCTTCCTTTTATTGAAACGCGAAACCTTTTACGAACCCGTTTATACATATACACATAATACGGATGATTCTCGCGAATTATTTATAGAATCGAATGCCCCACCTGCGTTAAAACGCACCCTGCATATTATACGAAAAGCCACGCAGAAATATTGTTCGCCACAACCCAGTATGCCCGATGTGTATCATTTAAAAAAGAGTCATATAGCATCCATTACAAGTACCATTCTGAAAAAACATGGATATACCGTAAAACAACAGGTTCTCAATTACCAAGGGAAAGTAATCGGTCTCATGATACGTTTCCCCGAAGGGGGAGGAGAAGGAGGAGAAGAAGATAAAACGATTATGATCCCGACGTACCCGTCTGCCCCCGATGATTTACCTATGGTATTTATGGACGAAGATTTATGGCAGGATTATGAAACGACACGCGATGCCCTGTTTTCCGTCTATCGGAAAACGAATGGGGAAATACCGTGCAAACCCATCGTCAAATTGGAAGAAGACTCTTTAATTGTGGGCATATTAACCGAAACGGATCAATTCGTACAAATCGACGCGCCAGTTGCCCCCATAGATGACGGTATCCGCATCATTAATGGGGCGAACTATATGACTGCAGATAAAGAATTCACCTCGGATATAAAATCGGATAAATCGCATGAGGATACGGTAAAACGAATCCGCCTAGAAGAACAATTCTATTCTGCATTTCGAACAATGGTTCGTGTAATACTCAACGATTTTGATCATAGGGCAATATTCCAACGTATAATACAAATCGTGGAAAACGCGAATATGCGTTATCGCGCCAAATTGCGAATTGTAGAAGAGATATTGAAAGATATTGCTAAACGCCACGTGAATTTCGTGGTCAATGGCAAAGATATCGATTTTCTGGCATTCCACGAAATTACGGCATGTAGATCGAAAGAAGACAAACGGTATTGCCTATTGAAAGATGGCGTTATCCAAATCCAAATACCAAAACAACATCTATTTCCCAAACCCGACGGATCATTTACAGATAACGAAATCACGTATTATCGCAGATTGGCGGATGAACTCATCCGATATAGACGTATCCAATCTTTCATGTTGGAACCGAATATCAGAGTACCCATTACGTCCTATAGTGTATATCCGAATGAAATCATCATGTTACAATCTCTCCTTACTTCGGAATATTTCGCAACATTGGTCCAATACAATCAGATGAAGAATATCACGTTTGATATGGTGAATCCGCGAACATCCCAAGTGTATTCCAACATCGTATCACTAGATGAACAATTCAAACTCGTGGGCGAAAATCCGGCGAATAGTGTCCAGATCGAATGTATCAAGGGGGAACCGCGCGAATTAGAAGGAAACAAACAGAATTTCTGGCGACGGTTATTCCCATTACATACACAAGAATATGTCTATCACAATAGTCCTATATGTACATTCTATGTGATAATCGACATAATGATGAAAATGACACATATCCCGACCAATACACAATTGAAAACCTTTTCCGTCTCCATTTTGAAACAAATACTGGTTGATTCCTATAAGACGTTCATAGAAGAAGAAGGGATGCAAACGGCCATTTCCGAAATCTGGCGTCTAGAGGGGAAACGGAAAATGTTTGAAGAATCGAACGGAACCGTAAAAGGATTTGAATCGGTCATTATGAGCGATGAATACTATATGACAAATCTGGATATATGGATCATTGTAAATCATTTGAATTTACCCATTATTCTCTTTTCCACTTCAAAGATAAGTAGTTTTTTTATAGGGGATCAAACGACCTATGCCGTAAATTGGATCGCTATGGCGTCGAATGTAAAGGCACATATCCGAAGCCCACATTTCTTTATAAGGGGTCATTCAAAGAGGATGAAAATGGGGGAAATACCTGCATATACGGTCATTACTACACCTTTTACATTAAGTAGCGTAAAAGGTATTGAAGGGATGGTAAAATCGGGAATATCGAATCCTGATATGGAATATGGAAATAATGTGATTGGTCTATTGGACTATTTGAAACTGCGACAACATGAACAAGTAGATAAAAAAGAAATATTTCCTTTGGATGAAGAGGATGGATAGATGGATG